GGTGACGCTGGCCGAATGGTTCCAGCGTAACGGCGACGGTCAAGCGTCCGGCTACGCGATGGAGATCGCGGGCGCTACGGCGGGGGCCGCGAACATCGTCGCTTGGGCTGAAATTGTCGCGGAAAAGGCCAAACTGCGGACCTTGATCGAGGCTGGAACGCAGCTTGCCGGCGGCGCATTCGACGGCGGCACGGATTCCGAAAGCCTGGTTGCGAACGCCGTGCACCAGCTCACGGCGATGCAGGCGAACCGCGCGCGCGGTGGTCTTGAGTCCGCCAAGGTCGCGCTGAAATCCTTATACGCCCGCATGACCGAAAGCTGGGCCGATGGTCCAAAGTTGCTGGGCCTGCCGACGCCTTGGCACGACTTGAACGAACGCCTGAACGGCCTGCGCGACGGCAACGTCTACATCATCGCCGGGCGTCCATCGATGGGCAAAAGCGTGATGGGCGGTCAGCTTGCGTTTTTCAACGCATTGCGCGGGAACCGCACCGCGTGGTTTTCGGTGGAGATGACCGCCGAGGAATGCGCGGCCCGTGCGGTGGCGTGTCTCGCCGATGTCGATTATCGCTGGGTCGAACAACCTGACGCGAAAGACCCCGACGCCGAGATCAAGTGGGCGGCGGTGGCGTGTGCGAACGAAGCGCTGCTTGCGGCACCGCTGCTGATCGACGCAACGCCTGGACTTGCGATTCCCCAACTCATGGCCCGCGCCCGGCGTGCGCACATGCAAGCGCCCATCCGCTTGATCGTGGTCGATCACATGCACGACATGAAGATCGATCCGAAACAGGCGCGTTTCGATTACGGCGCGATCGTGCAGGGCGGCAAGGAATTGGCGAAGGAGTTTCGTTGCCCGGTGGTGATCATCGCGCAGTTGAACCGCGAGATGAAAGACCGCGCGAACAAGCGACCGACGCTCACCGACCTTCGCGAGTCAGGCGAGATCGAGCAAAAGGCGGACGTGGTGCTGTTGCTGCATCGGGAGGATTACTACGAACCCATGCAGATGGCTGGTGCCGCCGAAGTGATCATCGGCAAGGGCCGCAACATCGCACGCGGCGAGCCGGTGATTCTGAAACACCGATTCGACCGCATGCGATTTGAGGATTGGACCGGGCCGAAGCCGACACGCGCCACGCAAAAGAATCCCGAAGACCGCTGGCGCAAGGCGATGAAACGGCACGAGCCGGAAGGGGTGGAAATGTGAACGCGAAACTGTCAGAGACGGCGCAAGCAAACCGCGCCCGCTGGACGCTCGCGGCCGAATGGCTGGACGTGCTGGCCAATGCCGGCATTCCGGCGACGGTGATGTACGCCGAAAACGCGCAAGGCGAGACGATCGGCAAGCGCGACGCCGGGCCTTGGGCTGACGTGAGAATGGATGGGGTTTGGCCGTGAACTACGAAATCGCCAACAGCGCCGAATCGCTGCAACGGATCATTGGCAAGCTGCGTGCCGAATGGACCGCGCACAAGTTCCTGCGCGTTGCGATCAAGACCGGCAAGGATCGCAGTCTGGACGCCAACGCCGTCACGCACGTGTGGTACGGCCAGATTGCCCGCGAGCTTGGCGACACCACGGCGGCAGCGGTCCACGCGGAATGCAAGCTGATGCACGGCGTGCCGATCCTGCGCGCCGAAGATGCCGACTTTCGAGCGATGTATGACCGGCTGTTCAAGGGCCGATTCACCTACGCCGAAAAGCTGGAAATCATGGAGCGCTGCGACTTCCCGGTGACGCGGCTCATGACGACCGACCAGATGAATCGGTATCGGGATGCGGTGCAGCATGCCTACGCCGAGGGCAATCCGAGAATCATTTTGGAATACAAAGACGAAAAGGTGGCCGCATGACGACCGCAGCCGCAAAGCGCTGGTATCAAGCCGTGGCAGAGCTCGAAACGTGCTCGCTGTGCCGAGCCTACGGGGTACAGGTCTCGCATCGCAACGAAGGGCGCGGACTCGGCCAGAAATCGGCATTTCACCTGACGGCGGCCATCTGCCCGCCCGAGCATTACGCGATCGACAACGGGAAAGACATGACGCGGGAACAACGGCGCGCGGCATGGAATGCGGCGTATGTGGACACAATCGACCGGCTGATCCGAGCCGGAAAGCTGGTGCTGCGGTGACTATGGAGGATGCGGAAATGACGTACTTTTTCTGGTACATGGCGGCCTGCGCGCTGTTCGGCGCTGGCTACATGCTGGGCGCGCTGTTGAACAATCCGGATCGCTGGCCATGAGCGATGTGCAGAGCCTGATTATTCGTGAGCCGCGCGCGATGCAAGCCAGCAAGCGCATCTTCGCCACGATGCAGGCGCATGGCGGTCGCTGGGTGCCCATGTATATCGAGGACGGCTGGGTGTTGGCGCGTGCGGACAGCCCGCGCGGAAAGCAGCTACTGCGGTCACATTCCCCGACCATCGCTGGCGTTTTCGATGGCACTGTCAGGCGTTCCCATTTGCGCGATGCGTTGTGCTGCGCCATGCGTGGGGAATATGCGGGCATCCCGCAGCGCATGTACCCGAATTGGGAGCGGCGCGCGGGGGGCGCGTACAAGCGCGCATGGCGTGTCGCGAGGCGCGAGCTTGGGTTGAAGGCAAGCTGATGGGCGCCATGGGTGAAATTGTGCTGCCGTGGCCGGCCCGCGAGCTTCACCCGAACAGCCGGCCACATTGGGCCGTCAAGCGGCGCGAGGTCAAGCGTGCGCGCGAGGATGCGTTTTTTGCGGCAGTGGCGGCCGGCGCGCGTCGCGCAGAGTTCGGGCCGGGTCGCTTGCAAGTGTGGATTGACGGCTACGCGCCCGATCGTCGCAGGCGCGATGCGGACGGCCTGCTATCAAGCCTCAAACCTGCACTGGATGGCATCGCTGATGCCATGGGCACGGATGACCGCTGGTTCGTGCCGCATCCGTGGATCAAGGACGAGGTACGGAAGCCAGGTGAAGTGCACATCCGGATTACGGCTGATCCTGTAGACAGGGGCGCGCCATGAATTATGCAGAGTTCGCGGGGTACGTGCGTGATGTTGCAGCAACGCTCGAAGTCCGGTTCGGTGTGCCCGCATACGATGCCGAAGACATCGCTAAATATCTTGAGCATCGCGCGGTTCAGGCCGCAGCGAAAGTATCCGAGCTAAATCAGTTCGTGATCCGCTACAGGTCTGTTGGGCCGGTCGCACTCGCGCGCGAGACAGGTCTACACCGCGAAACACTACGCCGCCACTTCAATGCAGCCAATGCCGCAAAATCTCCGCAAGAATGCGGCACATAATGCGGCATGCATGCGATTGAATAGCTACCCGACGGGGCAATCCCGCAACGGGTGGCAGACATGCAAGCGCGAGATGAGCAAGTCAACGAACCAAAGCATTACCAGTTTGGCGCGTTTCAGGCCATTGACGTAATCGAAGGGGTGAGCCGGGGAATTTGCGATCCCGTGGCGGCAGTGCTGACGAGCCATGCGCTCAAGTACCTGATGCGCTGGCCACGCAAGCATGGGCTGCGCGACCTCAAGAAAGCCCGCTGGTATCTGCACCGTCTGATCTCCTACCTGGACGGCGTCCAGACTCCGCCAGCGTCTGATTACGACCCTGCCAGCGTCGCGTTCCGCCACGGCGAACTGGACAAGGTGTGCGGGACTGGTGATGTACCAAAAAAGGTACACAGCGCAGCCCCAGCGGCCTATCGCTATGTGAAATTTTCAGATGGCTCTTCGTGCGCGTACCCGTTGACCGCCGCAGAGCTTGCCGCCGCAGACGATTGCGCGGAGTACGGAAACCCGGTGACGCCGGGCTGCGCGCCGTGGGAACTACCGTGAGCGCGCGCCGCCACTTCATTATCCCTGACACCCAGGTCAAGCCTGGCGTGCCGGTGGATCACATGCGCTGGATCGGGCAGGCGATCCGCGAGTACGAGCCGGACGTACTGGTTCACCTTGGCGATCATTGGGACTTCCCGAGCCTTTCCCGGTGGTCTGCCGAGGGCTCGCTGGAGCGCGAAGGTCAGCGTGTCGCGGCGGATATTGCCGCTGGCAATGAAGCGCTGGCGATGCTGGAGGATGCGATGCGCCCGTTCAAGCCGCGCCGCAAGGTGCTGCTGCGAGGCAACCACGAGGATCGGCTGACTCGATACGTCCGGGACCGTCCGTTGCTCGAAGGCGCAATCGGGTTTCACTTGCTCGCTGACCGCGCACTTGGGTGGGAAGTTGTGGACTACTTCCACGGGTCGCCGCAGGCCATCGAAATTGACGGCATCCAATACGCGCATTACTTCGCCAACCCCAACACCGGCAAACCGATCGGCGGAACGATCACGAACCGGCTGGCGAAGATCGGTAGCAGCTTCGTGCAGGGTCACGTGCAGGGATTGCTGCAGGGGAATGTGCAGTACGCGACCGGGATCATCCGGCACGGCATCGTTGCCGGGAGCGCCTACCTGCACGACGAGGAATTCAAGGGGATGGCGAACGCGCACTGGCGCGGCGTGGTGGTGCTGAACGAGGTCCACAAAGGCCAATTCTGCGAGATGCCGCTGACGCTGGATTACTTGTGCCGCAAGTACGAAGGCATGGGCGTTGCACGCTACCTGCAGCGCAACCGGCGCGATGCGAAAGAGCGTTACACGCTGGCAAGGGGTGCGGCATGAACGCTCTC